ATGTCGTGTAGTGAATGGAACCAAGCAAGAGTTGAGATCCTCAGCGATGAGAATCACACTCAGGATGCGAAAGAATTTCTTGTAGATTTTTTCAAAACTAAGGTGCCTGATGCTGATAGTTGTGAGACATGGCAGTTAGGACGCAAGTAAGCCGACTCGGAACGGGACGTTCATCTCCCACGGGAGACGCAAAAGCCGACTGAAGGAACGGATTAATAGTCCAATTACTTTAGGAGAAACCAAATGGCACAAGTCACATATAGAGGAGTTAAGTACGATACAGATCGTCCAAAAACTTCTATGAATAACAACAAAAAGACACTCGTATATCGTGGTGTTCCAGTTAATAATAAGGAGGAAGTATGCAAGTAATCGCAGAAATTTCTCTTGCTATGGTTGTTGTTCTATCTTTAATCTATGGAGAGGTAATGCTTCTTCAATTAAATAGAGGATAGACCGATGCTAAAAATCCATTTTAGCTGGGGCGGGACAGATCTACCAGAGTATGATCCTGAAAAACATGACCCCGAACGAGTGTTCGCAATGCTCTGTTACAGGGGTATCCATTACGCAAAATGGGTTTATCTACAACCATTCAACATGAAACACTGGAATCTGTTTAATCCTAGACAAGCAGAGAAATAACAGTATAATACAGGAGACCAACTGGTCTCCTTTTTTTGTATACATAGCTACTAGAGTTTAGCGAGGTGTTAAAATGAATCCTACCCTTTTCTATATGATGAGTAAAGAGTTGGAGGTGAGAAAATGCACAACCTATTATCATACGCACAGTTAAATGGGTGGCGACACTTTGATGATACTTTAAATGAATTGTCTGATGAAAACGATAAACTCGACGATTACTTTGAATGTATTATTGACTGCGATGAGATGAGATCTTCTTCTTCATGTAAAAGAATATGCAAGGAGATACTTATGTAAATAAAATAAAGAGGGCTTGAAAACCCTCTTTTTTAATGCTAATATATAGTGAGTAGATATATTGTTATGGATAAGAACCACCTAAAACTAATGATCAAACAATTGAAGATGGTTGTTGAAGAATTAGAAGCAGAAGTTTATTCTGATCCTACTTCTTATATTGAGGACAATGGAAAACGTATCACGTATGCCGATCAAGAAGAGATGTAATGAGACTCAAAGACCAAATCAAATTAATTAAATCAGCACTTAAACAAGACCAGTTGTATTCCGATTTAGAAATACACTACATGAAAAAACAACTGAACAATGCAAAGTACGAACTTAAACTAAAAAAACTAAAGAGAAACAAAGGATTTAATAATGAACTCAGTGAAACTAATAACAGTAACACCAGAAGCGGAGAAGACGATGGGTTACGTAGCGAGAGTGAGCAACCCGAACAACCAAGAAAATCCTAAGGTTGCAGGTCTGTTATCATATTGTATCAAGCACAACCATTGGTCTGTGTTTGAGCAGGCACATATGACTCTTGAAATTGAAACCACTAGAGCAATTGCTGCCCAGATTTTAAGGCACAGATCTTTTACTTATCAAGAATTTTCACAACGCTATGCTGATAGTTCTATGTTAGCAAGCGAGATTCCTATGTTTGATTTACGTCGTCAAGATGATAAGAACAGACAGAATAGTATTGATGATATTGATGAGTTTACTAAACAAGAACTTGAAGTTGCTATCAAACGTTACTTTGCTGAGGGTATGGATTTGTATCAGCAAATGTTAAGGTTGAAAGTCGCTAAAGAATGTGCTAGAATGGTTCTACCTTTAGCAACACCAACTAGAATCTACATGACTGGATCTGTTCGGTCATGGATACATTACATCGAGTTGCGTTCCGCTAATGGTACGCAGAAAGAACACATGGACATTGCTAACGATGCAAAGCGTGTGTTCTCTGAACAGTTCCCGATTGTTTCTGAGGCACTTGGATGGTAATCCAAAATCGAAAACTCAATTCCATAAATGTGGAAAAAAATTTCCCGCAAAAAAATGACTCAAAAACCTGATGCCTGTACATAATATATTTCCTACTCCAGTGTATGCAAAGCAATTACTGGGATCAAAACAAGGAGAGATAAATCAAGAATTATATTCAGTATATAAACCAGATAAAATGGTGAAAAATACTCATACATATAATCACACCAGTTCTCATCAAGTTTCTTGTGATGATGAGGGCAATATGTTTTCAACTAATATTGTAAAAGAAACACCAAAGTTCGCCAAATTTTTGGAGGACGGTATTCTAGATTATCAACGACAACTTGGAATGAGAAATCCCATTCCATTTGCAATCACTGAGTCTTGGTTTACAAAAACATCTAAAGGTGAACACGCACCCATCCATGCCCATGGTAATTCTGACATTTCTGGTGTATACTATCTACAGACCAACGGTAGCGATGGTGAGTTAGTTCTTAAAAACCCCTTGACTTGTGCTAATAATAATATTATTATGTTTTTAAATAGTATGAGATGGGGTGAAAAAAGAATGCCTCTCAAAGAAGGACTACTATTAATGTGGCCAGCATTTTTAGAACATGGTACTTATATAAATCAAACACCAGATGATAGAATTAGTTTCAGTTTTAATGTTACTGTATCAACTCCACCATATATAAGTACCAAATCTAATGCTGAAACAAAAGCTCATTTTTATGAACCTCAAATGCTTCCTAATCAATAGAAGTCATTAGAAAATAAACAATCCCCCCAATAACATGCCCACATACCCAGTAAAAAATCTAAAAACTGAAGAGAAGAAAGAACTCTCCATGACCATGAAAGAATATGAACAATGGAGAAAAGATAATCCCGATTGGGATAGAGACTGGTCTCAAGGTGTCGCTGCTGTTGGTGAGGTGGGAGATTGGAAAGACAAGTTGAGAAAAACAAAACCAGGATGGAACGATGTTCTTAAAAAAGTACAGCAAGTCCCAGGTTCTACAGTAAAAACACTTTAATTATGCCTAGATCAAAAAGTAAATATACTATTCCAGTTCCACCAGGTATGAGTAAGAAACAATTAAAAAGAAAACGTCCTATTAATGAGAAGTATCTTTTAGATATTAGTCCTCTTACAGAGAATCAAGAACTAATGTTTAAAGAATGGGAGGAACAAAAGAATTTATTTGTTTATGGAAGTGCAGGTACAGGTAAAACATTTATTGCATTGTATCTTGCTCTTCGTGATGTCTTGTCTGAAGATTCACTTTATGATAAAGTATACATTGTTCGCTCATTAGTTGCTACTCGTGAGATTGGTTTCCTTCCTGGAGATCATGAGGACAAGTCATCTTTGTATCAGATACCATATAAAAATATGGTCAAGCATATGTTTGAGATGCCTGATGACCCATCGTTTGAAATGCTTTATGCTAATCTAAAAGCACAAGAAACTATTTCGTTCTGGAGTACATCTTTCCTTCGTGGAACTACTCTCGACAATGCTATTGTTATTGTTGATGAATGTCAGAACCTAAACTTCCACGAACTTGATAGTCTCATTACTCGTATAGGTCAAGACTCTAAAGTTATATTTGCAGGTGATGTTGCACAAACTGATCTACAAAAGACTGCAGAGAAGGATGGTATTCTTGACTTCCAACGCATTTTACAAGAGATGGATGAGTTTTCTTTGATTGAGTTTGGTATAGAAGATATCGTTCGATCTGGACTTGTTAAATCTTACATCATTAACAAAATCAATCTTGGTTTATGATATTATTCAAGCACGTTGGTGACCTAGAACCAATTGAATTAGAATCTATTACTGATAAGGAAACAGGTAAAAGGGTTTATCTTACTCCGTCTGGTAAGAAATATCCTTCGGTCACCACTGTGATTGGAAACAATAAAAAGAAAATGAAATCTATCATGCAGTGGAGGAGACGTGTCGGTGAAGCAGAAGCGAACCGTGTTTCCGCACAAGCAACAGGTAGAGGAACAAAGTATCACTCCATTGTTGAGGACTACTTTAATAATGACTTAGATCTAAAAAAATTTAAGTCTTCTCCGCTCCCCGTATTGATGTTTCAGCATTCTCGCCCTACATTGGATCGTATAAATAATATATACGTTCAAGAGGTAGCGCTCTATTCAGATAAACTTGAATTAGCAGGGCGTGTTGATTGTATCGCTGAGTTCGATGGAGTTCTATCCATCATAGATTTTAAGACATCAGCAAAACAAAAAACGGACGAGAGATTATACGATTATTTTGTTCAAGAATGTGCGTACGCATGTATGTTACTTGAGCAATATAATATCCGTGTTGAGCAACTAGTAACTATTGTCGCCTGTGAAGACGGAGACACACAGGTAGTAGTTCGTCCCGTTAAAAAAATATATTTGGATTCACTCCTACAATACATCAACGAGTACAAAGTTGCACATGGAAAGAAGCAAACTATTAGAAGATAAATTTATGACAACTGCGAGATTTTCGCAGGAAGTGGAGCGCATAGTTCTGAACAATAAAGACATGAACTATATTGACGCTATAATTCACTACTGTGAGCAAAATGAGATAGAATTGGAAACAGTTCCTAAATTAATCTCAAAACCATTGAAAGAAAAACTAAAGTTTGATGCACAAAAATTAAATTTCATCAAGCGTACTTCAAGAGCAAAGTTAATGTTGGTATGAGCGACTTTTTTAAATCAGAAATGGTCCGTGGTGACCTACAAGAGATGATGGAACTACAGCAAATGTGTTTCAAATATGCTATGAGTTTTCCTGTTCTTGATAACGACCGTAGAGCAGAATATCTTGAAGTCCTGATGTCTCTCCTAGAGAAGCAAGAAATCATGTATGCTAGAATGCAGTTGAGTGATGACCAAGAAGCAAAAACTGTGGTAGAGAACATGCGTAATGCAGTTGTTATGCTCGGTGGAGATCCTAATCTAACAGTCAAAGACATGTTCGATGATCTAAGAAAAAAGGTCACCACAATGCAAGGAAAATTAAATAGCGGCGAAGGGACTTGACGTCCGACCCTTCGCCCTTTATAATGTAACAAGTGATAGGACATCATAAAACAGTATCCAAATTAATCCGAATAATCCTATGTCTTTTTCAGATCTTAAGCGTAAGTCCAATACAAGTTTTGAGTTTCTTCAGAAGGAACTTGAAAAGTCCAGTACTAATTCTAGTGCCGACGATAGGTTTTGGAAGCCCGAACTTGACGCTTCTGGTAACGGTTATGCCGTTATCCGATTCCTTCCTCAACCAGAGGGAGAATCACTTCCATGGGCAAAACTCTACTCTCATGCATTCCAAGGACCTGGTGGTTGGTTCATCGAGAACTCTCTCACTACCCTAGGACAGCAAGATCCTGTAAGTGTCTACAATAACAAACTGTGGAACTCAGGAACAGAGAGTGATAAGGAAGTTGCACGTAAACAAAAGCGTAAACTTTCTTACTACAGCAACATATATGTTGTACGTGATCCCAAGAATCCTCATAATGAAGGTAAGGTCTTTCTCTACCGTTATGGTAAGAAAATCTTTGATAAGATCATGGCGGCGATGAAACCTGAGTTTCAAGATGAGACTCCTGTTAATCCCTTTGACTTCTGGGAAGGTGCTGATTTTAAACTAAAAATCAAAACCGTTGCAGGTTTCTGGAACTATGATTCTAGTGAGTTTGCAGAAAGTGCAGCACTCTCTGGTGATGATGAAGTTCTAGAGAACATCTATAAGAGTGAGCATAGTCTTGAAGCATTTACTGCTGCATCTGAGTTCAAAACTTATGAAGCACTTGAAGCAAGACTTAACTTGGTTTTAGGTATCTCTTCTGCTCCTCAACGTCCTAACATAGGTGTTGATACTGAAGAGTATGAACCTCAACCAGTTGCAAAGTCTCCATTCCGTGAGCGTATGTCTGCTCCCTCAGAACCTGCTGCTAGTAATGAGTCTGATGATGACGCACTATCATACTTCGCTCGCCTTGCCGAGGAAGATTAAATGATATTTGCTATATTTGGTGGTCTTGCCGATGCTTATAATACAATAGCATGGGAAGATGCAATTCCATTTACCTTGATTGTTATAGGACTATACTGGGTCA